CGCCAACCGTATCGAGTGTGCTCCCAAGAGACTCGACGGCGCGTTCAACAGATTCGGCAGCCTGTTTGGCTTGGGCTTCCCCTTTGGCTGCGAACTCTATGGTCGCTTTCAGGTTCGCAACTTCGAGGCCCATGGGCCGTTATCTCCTATTCAGCGCGGCTTCCCGCTGCATCTTTTCACGTTCCTCTGACCTGAGTAGATAGAGCGCCATCCAGTCGGTCATCTCCGCCGATGACATGGTCTCCAATAGCTCCTCTCGCGTCATGGTGAGAGCTTCAGCGAGTTCTAGGTGGAATCTGGATTCAGGATTTCTCCTGAAAGCTCCTCCTTCGCCGCTTGGACATCGGTCTCCCCGAGTCCAGACAGTCGAGCAGCCACGTCGGCGATTGCGGACACGGCGGCTCCAGACTTTGCATTGATGGCATCACGGTCAGCACGTTCGAACACTTGTTCGCCCGTCTCGGGGTCGAAGATGGTTGCGATGAGCAGATCAGGGAACCATGTTTCTATGTTCACCTCACCGCCCTGAGCCGACGATTTGAGCAGCTTCGCTCGCTGCTTCGAGGACATGCCTCGAACTTCGACCTTGGTGTCCCACTCCGGTACGTCGATCACTTCGACGACAATGTCGTCCTTTTCAAGAATGGTCTTCCGTAGCTCTCCTGCCATCAGAGACTCTCCTTTCGATTACGTGGAATAGAAGACCGGACCGTCGAACACCATATTCAACGATTCGCCAACCAATCCATCTGTTGGTGTGCCAACTTGGTCCGCAGAGATCCTCACGTATCCCTCGTACCGCCAGCTCTGGTTCTTGTCAATGTCGAGGGCAACGATGAACTTCGATTCTGTGTTGAACAGATCGAAGAACGTCTCGTCGGTCCAGTACTTTGCGATGGTGACCTGTGCGCCGACGAGGTTCGGTTGCCATTGCTTCCAACCCGAGGATCCGAATTCGGACACCTCGAACATGTCAGCTTCCACATTCAGGGACCATTCCCTGCCACCTGACACCGCGGAGGCAGTCAGCCACTCGATATCAGCCGTGTAGGTTCCTGTCGACGGGTCACCACTGGTCCATGAGAACAACCCTTGCACAGGGTTCAGGTTGTATTCGCTGGATGGAACCACCGCGGTGGTCACGCCAACAGGTGCTTCGAGGTACAGGACCGGAACCGAATCCGGTTCGATGTACCTGCGTGCTGTCGACGTGATTTGGACCCAGCCCGGAACGGTGGTGGACGCGCCCGGACCAGTGCTCCGCGTGGCAGCCTCGTTCGTTGAGGTCGTTGCCACACCGGCAGCAATACGCAGGTTGGCGTCTTTCCCGGCAATCGGCATCGTCTACCTCCTTACAGAGTCGTCGAATACGAGACCGCACCGTCGAATGTGACGTTGGCGTTGAATGCGACAATGCCATCGACGGCTGCCTGTGGTTGGATGCCGGTCACCCATGCCGAACCTGTGTACCCATTCCCTTCGGTGTTGTCGACGAGAACGTCGAGCGTTGCCGGGTCTGTGGACTGGTCCAGAATGTGGGACTGCATTGCCTTCATGGTGGTCGAATTTTCGACGTTGAAATATCCGGCCACGGTGCCTTGTGCCCCATTGAGATTCGGCTGGAACTGCTTCCAACCGCTCGACCCGAATGTCGAGATTTCGAACATGTCGGCCTCGACGTTCAGGGTCCACTCTCGAAGGTCACCGACGAGAGCCGGGGTACCACCAGTCGAGGACGAGAACTTGACGGAGCCGCCTTTGCCAGCGAGTGCCATATTTGCTTCCTCCGATTGTGGCGCTCAATGGCACTCAAGTTGTTGGTCAGTGTAGACGATCAGGTGGACAGCCTCACAGCATATTTGTCGCCGCACCTCGGACATTTCACTTCGAGCGTCGAAACCCCGCGTCGTTCCCACTTCACGATGAGACGGCCACAACTGCGGCAACGCACGTCATCGAGCGGCGGGTAGTCATACCCGGAGGTGGACACGGACAGGGTTGTCACGACATCTCCTTTGTGAGTTGAAAATTGGCTGACACCAAATTTCGGTTGTTTCCATCGAGACCGAGATCACCCGGGGATCCTACGGGGTCAGCCGACTGCCACGTGGTGACACCCGTCGATCCAGTCTTTGCTATATCGGTATTCGTGAGACCAAAGAGCGCGTCCCAAATGGACTGTGCGTTGTCGCGGGCTGCCTCATACCCGGGTGCGCGCGACATGAGCTGAAGCCGTGGACGCTCAGAAACCGGGACTGTGCTGTTGAGGGACACGAGTGGCGGAGCACCACCCGGTTCGTACAACGCCATCGCGGTATCAGGGGTAGTTGGCATCGTATTGAGGTAGATCGGGATGTCTGTGGACGCCGTCACCGGGTTTCGAAATCCTGTCGTGTTGGCAAGAAGGAACGTGAGGGCTTCATCGAGGAGAGGCATCACGAGCCTCCATTCTCTTGAAAAACTGATCCCATAGATCCCATTGCTGGTGGGACACAACCCTGATGCCTGATGGCATGGGTGCTTCTCTCATCTGCTTCATCGCGGCTTTGAGATCTTCCTTGAGTCCCATCAGCGGGCCGCCAATCTCTTGCGAACCCGTTCGGCGATCCGTCCCTCCATACCCTCGATGGCTTCCATCACGGGGCGTTCGAGATACTTCCATGTGCGACCGGGGGCATGACGGAAAGCGAGTTCACCTTCACCTGCTTCTCCGGGTGGAGGAGTCTCGTGCTGGATCAAGGAATAGGCCGAGGCTGCTCCACCGTATCCAATAGTGATTGCGCCTTTCGATCCACTACGGGTGACGTTGACCCCGACAGCATCGGCAGATCCTTCGAGGACCCCAAACCTGTGTGGAACAATGTCCTGTGATTTCCCTTTGATCGTTTCCATCTCTTCATAGATCGCACCAGACAATTCATCGACCCCACCTTCGATGAGTCCATCAACAATCGATTCGAGCGATATGTCCCCAAGGATCTGACTCCCCGTGCGCTTCGATGTCTTGAGTGTGATGTCCTTTTCTACAAACACAGCTACCCCCTGAAGTTCACGACGTTGTGATGAATGCCATCGTCGTCCCAGTTCTGTGAGATGGACTGCACGATCCCGGTGGATCCATCAGGAAGGACGTACAGGGATAGTTCGTTGAGCGCCTCCGTGGATGCGATGTATGCGATTGCCTTTGACACAACCTCTTCCCCGAGCTGATCCACGATCAAGGTCGGGGTGTACTCCATGTAGCACCTGTAGGTCGCTGCCGATGTTGAATAGGACGGATCCCCATAGGTGTCGAACGAGACGAACGCGTAGACGCTCATTGTGGACGGCATCATCGTGAGGAACTCGGCTTCGAAACTCACGTGGATGACCTCGGGTAGGAGTATTCGGTCTCGGCCCCCGGATTGTCGAACATGCCGCGATAGAAATTGGGCTTGTCGAAATCGTCATCTGACGCAACGAGTTCCTTGTCGGTCTTGGAGATCCCACCCGAGAACGGCATGATGGTCGATCCGGCACCCTTGTCAGCCTGAGATTCGAGGCTCTCAGCGACCTTGAGCCAATTTGCGGCCCTCTGGGAATAGGTCAGGGTGAGTGGTCCCACAGTCTTGGAAGCAACGCCCTCGTTGGCCTCTGCGGCCCTCCTGCGAGCACCCTGAGCCGCCGCACGGTACACGTTGGGTTTCTCGGACACCATCCATGCGATCTCAGCATCCTGAAACTCCGCATTCGAGGTCGAGGTGTCATTGAGAAGGAACCGGACAGCGTCACGACTCGATGCTGATGGGTCACCGGAGTATGTGACCGACATGGCTTACCTCCCAACGACGAACAGCGATTGATCCTCGGTGGTTGCCTGAACAGTGAACGCTGCACGGATGTTGGTGAAGAGATGGAGTGAGGTTGATGTCACCGTGATGCCTGCTGTTGGGTACGTGGTAGCCGCGATCAGGGTCGACCACGTCACACTGTCAATGGTTGTCTGTACCGTGAACGATCCGGTGCCAGCCGAAGCCTGAGCTACGGCGGTCAGTACTCGGGACGGAGTGATACCTGCTGTGTCGCCCCATCCGGTTGATGTCGTGGGTCCGAGAAGCCTGAGCGCCCCGTCACCGAAATTACGTCGGGCCATTTCCGTCTCCTATACCTTCCATTGTCCAGTTGCGGATCCAGTAGTTCGTGTCCTCAAGGGCACCGAGGACTTGGTGTAGGGCGGATTGTACCTGATTTGCCTGCTGCTCCAACTTACCTTTTCGTTCAGTGAGTTCCTTCTGGCGATAAAGCATCTTGGCTCGCATCGGTCCGCCGTCCTCCATCCCATACAGGAACGGTGCCTTCAAGAGATCCGAAGTGTCAGGGATATGGACGTTGACACCCATGCCTCGCGCCCACCCGATGTAGTATTCACAGGAAGGTCGCTGGGATCCGTATTCGGTGTCCTGAGCCATGTCGACCCCGTAGACCCCGACGTTCTCACGCTCCTCGATCAGGGCGTGCGCGATCATCCACGAGACCGTGTTCGTGAAGTAGTTGCCGTAGGCATCCACCACTTGGTCGCGCGGATACACGACGACATTCGGGATCTCCTTCTTGTACTTCTCGGCGTGTTCGGCCCACATGATGATGGGGAGATTCGACTCCCGCAACCATTTGACGTGTTCGTCGCGGTCCTGTTTGTGATGTTTGTCGATGTCGTGGAGCTGATACCACCGCGCCCATGGTTTGTCCCCTGCCATCTTGTGGAGAGCGTTCATCCCCCACAGCTCGGCACCATCGTTCCACGGTGTCTCTTCCCACGAAGGAGCGAACCCCACGATATACACCGTAGGGTTCTGGACCGGCGCGGCTGGCTTGCTGCTCTTGGAGCGGGTCTTTGTAGTTGTCATGTTCCGTGACTATAGACGGCGACTATGCCGAGAACGTCCACCCTGTTGATTCGGCAATGACGGCCCAACCGGTAGAGCTTGTCGCAATCAATTCGAGGTGCCTCGCAGCAGCACCCGTCGTTGCCGTGACGGTCGCATCCGTTGAACCAAAGAACGTCACTGCTGTCGAATGGGTCGTGATGATGACCGCGTCTGTGGTGCCGGACAGAACCGAGATGTACTTGTGCACACCACCGGCTGCCGGGGCTGCCAATGCGAACGTCGCATCGTTGGCTTGCGCCGCTGCGGTAGTTCCAACATCGATAACCGAAAATCCGTACGAATTGACTGATGGGTCAGCGGTGCTCGCGTCAGCTTCGGTGAGGGCCTGTACCTTGGAGTACGACCCAGCCGTGTCAACTTCACGGAGCCTTCTTTTCTCGTAGGCCATGGTGCTATTCCTCCTGTGCCTTGTGCATCTTGGTCATGTGTCCCTTGAGGCTCTTGAAGGGGCCTCCGTTACAGACGGGACAGGTTTCGCCCTCTTGCGAGGGATTGGCCGATTCACGGTGGGCCGTAACCGCTTGACTCGGAGTCACCTGTTCAAGGTGTCTGAGCCTCACCATCGAATCGAACCGTCCGGGTCGAATGGAATCGACGAGTCCCTGAGGAATGAGATCCCCGGGAACATACGGCTTTCCATCAAGGGTCATTCGACGCCGAACAAGATACGGCATTGGTTAGGTCACCGCGCCCGAATAGAAGTAGCCGAGTTCACTTGACACGACCTTCTGGTCGATGGCTTCCTCGGCTTCGACACGATCCGACTCGATCCATTCCATACGGAACCTCTTGATACGGATACCGTTGGCACCTGTGCCGAAGAGACCGCTCCAGTTGAACGTGTAACCAGCGGACACGGTATTGAGACCGGGGCTGGGTGCCACGTACATCAGGAGAGCGTTCTTCCCGAGGTTGAAATCGTAGGCGGCTGTCTCGCCTTCGTTGGAC